AAACACCTTTTTATCATACATTCTTTTCATAGTGGACTCTTATAATTCCCATAGGTCAGTTAAAAATGAAACAATGCCATTATTAATCAAGATATATGGATACGCTAATTGTAAATAACCACCAGCTGATTTTTCAAAATATATGGCTCTTTCTTCTTCATCGGATGTAATTCCATAAAATCCAGTATATTCAAATGGATTTTTTAATAATTCAAGATATTTATTATATATCCAAATATTATCATTGTGTGTAAGAGAACGAATACCAGTAATATGTAAAACACAATTATTTACATTAATTCTTTTCACATATCCTTCATTTTCATTCCAGTCGGCTTCAGTAAACTGAACTTCCACAATAGGATATGGGGCTTGTGTCGGCGTATCCCACATTAACCCTGTTGTTCCTGCTTTCAAATATTTACCTGCGTGACCTAAACTATCAGGAACGAGTTGATATAAATTACCATCAACTTCAAAATCGTCTGAACTATTTAATTTAATATCACCATCAACAAATAAATCAGTTCCGACTTCTACTTCTTCATCTTCTTCATCGTAGTCCAAAACTTCTTTCATTTTGTCAACCCAAGCATTATCAGCGCCTGCGTCGTTTTCAACTACCCTGCGTAATTCATCAATATCACAATATTCATTAATTACTTCAAATGTATTATGTGGTCTATCAATTGAAATAATTTTGATATCTTGAAATCTGTGGTAAGCAATTAATACACAATATTCACTTGTTGACTTAAAGTGTAATAAGAAACCTGTATATGGAAACTTACCTCTTTCCAATTCTACGGTGCAGGCAGTGATTAAATAATCATCGTCGTCTTCAAGTGCAGGAATAAATAAATCTCCATTAACTAAAGAATAGTGATTAGAAATTTCACTTGTTGAGTTCATTTCGCTTAACAATTCTGCAATTTGTTCAGCACTCAACTTCCCTATAATTTGTTGAATATAAGGAACTTTTTTTAATACGCTCATATTTACTTTTACTCCTTTCTATGATGTATTTTAATTATTTCTAATGATAGTTAGTTCATCACCTTTACTATCATAGCATTTATCAGCAATTTTTGGTATTGCGATTGTTCCGTGTGTTTCGGTGGTTGGGGTGGCGAGTTCGTAGATGCAAACATCAGTATTAGCAAAATGTGATTTGAACGAAGCAGTAGTTGTATAATCTGTATCCTTAATAATGATATTGCCACCTAAATAATATGGTAATGTAGAAATACTTTTGTTTGGCATATTTGCTAACGATGTCGCTGTTGTAGTTTCGTATAAATTACAAGTTATTTTTCCGTAATTTTTTGCCTTGTTTGGAGAACTTGTAGGAAACCAAAATACTTGATTACTACTATCATAATTCCAATCTAACGATGCCATATTTAATTGTTGTTGATATAACTTTCTCTCTACCTTACCACTGCAATTCCATAGAATGTCTTTAACTGTTCCCACACTTCTTAATTCCAAAGGTTGTGCTGTTTCGTATTCAAGGTAGACGCCTGACATAGCAGTTTTGAAAGATTGAGCGTCAAGGTAGGTATTATCGTAAACTTGAATTTTGCCATTATGAGTTCCAATTATTCTATCTTTTTCGTGTAAATAAACAGCATCATCACTATCGGTTATATATTTATTACATACTATATTTCCTATTTCGCTTGCAGAATAAGTTTTTATATCTGATAAAAATGCATAAAATCTTTCGTGTCCTGTTTCTGTATTGTAATACCACGTCAAACTCCCTAAATCAACCCTGCCTGAACGAGTGTAAGAAAGATTAAGATAAGGTGTTCCGTCAGTGCTTTCATAATAAAGAATTACACCACTTAATAATGCTTTGACTTCTGCAATAGTTTTGCCACTGAAAGTATCGCTCTTTATTGTTAATTGTGTAAAAGTGGCAGATTCGGAATATTGCCAGCAACCAATTACATTGCCTTGTGTTGCGTCATAATTATCTAACGAAGAAACAATAAACATATTACTAAATAAATTAGGAACTAACGAAAAATCTGCAGAACCTTTAATACCTATTCCAGAACTATGAATATCATAATACCTAAATTGTTTTCCACTTGAACCATCAACTCCCCAATTCAATGTTCCTAAATCTACACTTTTGCCACCAACAAACCTCAATGGTTCATACGCACTTTGTATTCCACTACCATAAGGCAAATAATTACCTGCCTTTATAAACTTACCTATGTCCGTTAAGTAAAAGTCGGATAGGGTGGTTGGTTCGTTTCCAGCACCAAATAGTTCGGTTAGGTCAATGAGTTGAGGACGCAAAGTTTTATTTATAGTTGTTCCATTAAATATTTTAATAATAATAGCATCGTCCCACGAATAAGGGTATGTATAAATTGTTCCGTTCCCTGTTTCTTCAATAGAAATATTTAGAGAACCGAAATAATATGTATTACTACTTCCACCACTACATCCATATAAAAAGAACTTGTGATTTTGAATATTATTAATACTTTGGCTCAATCTTTTGTTAGTTATATTAGCAGTCGCAGTTCCTGAAATAGTTATTGTTCCATCGCTATTATTTGTAAATGTAACTCCACTAATTGTTTCGCTTGTAACTGAACTTGTGTTTATTATTTGATTCCACTTAAAACTCTTACCCTCTATTGTGGCATCTAATGATTGATTACTTGCTAATTTTTTGTAATCCATATTTAACCTCTAATTTGATAAGCAATATAATTATTATTTACAACTGATTTTTTAATCACAATTGTATATTCAATTCCTGTTTCCCAAGTAGGTGTTCCATAAGACCAATTTACACCAGTTGGTAAAGTAATTGCAAAACCAGTTCCAACAATAAATGAAATAGTCCATTTAGGGTTATTATCACCTGTTTGTGTTGTTAAACCAGTAATTGCTAAACTTGTTAATGCAGTTGCAAATGTGTATGTTTGATTACTTGTTAATGAATTAGAAAAAGTTGTGGAAGATGAATCGGAAATAACACTATTACGTGGTTGTATATTTGCCACTGTGATTTCGTTTGTTTCGTCGGTAAGTTTGCCACTTAAATAAAGGTTTCGCCATTTTCTTCCTGACTCGCCTAAATCTTGGTTCGCACTTGCAGTTGATAAAGCAGTGCAATAGCAAACGATATTTTTTGCACCAGCATTTAGATAAATTGAATTAGCACCTAAATCACTAATTTGAAATCCGTTGTTTCCAATATAAGCAGTTCCAGATAAGTAAAGGTCTTTCCATTTAGTTGCAGTATTGCCTAAATCAGTATTATTATTTGCATAAGGTTTTACAAAACCAGGATAAAATTGAATAATACCTGTATTATCTCTGGAAAGTGTAAACCATAATCCATCTTCGCGAATTTTATAATTTGAAGTATTTGCCCCATTACTAAACGTCTTAACCCCTGTAATTGTTTGGGTTGTATCGGTTGTAACCATATTAGCAATATCTACTTTTGCTGTTTCTAATATGTTAAATGTATCACTATCATTATCACACCATCTATCAGGAACTTCAGTGTCTGTTACTAAAATAATATCGCCTGTTTTGATTGCGTCTTCTTCTACATAAGGAACAACAACTTTTGAATCAGTAATAAAATGTTTATTGCTATAATCTAATTCTTCATCTTGTGAATCAAACTCACCATTCATAAAGTTAGTGCGACTTGTATAACTATTATAATCAGTCATACCAGTAAATGCAGTTCCGTCAGCCTTTTTATATGTAATTGCTTGTGCATCGGTTGTAGGTTCGGTCATATCAGTTGATACTACAAACGATTTACATTTACCTTCAGCAACTTCACGAACGTTTTGTATTGCTGGTGCTACTGCTGTATTAATTTTGCTTTGTAAATTACTACCTAATGTTGCACCACTTGCCGTTTCTAATGAGCCACTATTAACAGTTAATCCATCATAAACTTCTAATCCGTCGTTTGCTATTAATTTTTTATAAAAATCAAAAGATGTTAATGATTCTGTGCTTGTGATTTTCCAAGTGTCGTTTTGTTGTTTTTCAAACTTAACTGGTCTGAACTCATAACTATCATCACCTTGATTATGTCTAAACCAAACACATTCGTATTTATTTTTATTTGAATTAAAATATGGCAAAATAATACCATCGCCACCACTATCAAACGTTTGACAATCAATACTATTTTTAACAACACAGCCTTTTACAATTGTTTCTACTTGTTCTTCAGTTAAAATGTCCCAATTGTAATCGTCAGCGTCAATAATTTGTAATCTTTCTTTTAATTTATCTATTAAATCAGTTTGGTTTTCAATATCGCCTGAAATATCGCCCCATACTGCTTCTTCAACACTTCTTTCAATAATACTTAACAAATAATTGTATTGTGATTCACTAATTTCTGTGCTTGGTTTTGCAACAGCGTTTGCAATAGTAAAAGTAATAGCACCTAAAACCATTACAGGTGTTGTTCCTGGACCTCCACTACCATATAATCTTAATGTTAATGCACAAGGTCCATTATCAGTAAATGTTGGTAATGTAAACTTCCACATTGTGTCGTATGATTTACCGTATTCAAAATATTTAAGGTCTTGATTTTTAATAACAGGTATATATCTATCATCACCAACACAAGAAACTTTTGTGACCAACGTTTCAATACCTACTGTTGTATTGATTAAATATCTTTGACTTACGTTTGTATAAGTTGGTGCATCTTCAATATACACATAAATTGTATCAATACCCGCATCGCCTTTACGAACAGTGCCGTCTGTTATTGTTTCTACTAAATCACCATTTTGATTAAAATAACAATATAATTTTCCAGCCATATTATGCTCCTTTCATTTCTATTAATAAACGATTTTGTTTTTGTTCGTTTTTAATTACCAAATCTTTATATAATTGTTTTTTATCTTCCTCTAATTCTAAATAACCATTAATAATCATTGTGTTTTCTAATATTTGTGGTTGTAATTCATTTACTACAAAGTTGTAATTTTTCATACGTTGTAATATACCGCTACCTGACCACATAACAATTTGGAATAATGCATAAAAGAATGAACCCCAAGACATACCAATAAACTTAAACATAAAACCAACACTAAATATTGAAATTACTAATCTAATTAATGTTTGTGATATATCGTTCTTTTTAGCAAATTCTTTTTGTGAAATACGTTTTTTAAGTCCAAAATATTTGCTACTAATATTACCAAACATATCTGGAATGTCAACACGCATATTAACACATTTTTTAATGATTTTAATTTGACTTTTTGTTAAACCACTTAAATTGTGTTTATTTTTTTTATTTTCTTTATATTCTAAATATATTAATTCACCGTCATCATTAAAGAAATCACAATAACGTAAACCGTTCTTTTCCAGGTTTTCAGTTCTTACTTCTTTTTGGTTTTGTCTTGCAATTGATTTAGCGTATTCAATAATTTCTTTCTTTTGTGAATTACCTTTTGTAATAGCATAACCCCAATCACTTGCTAATCTTTTGTATTCTTTTGTAGATTTAGCACTTTTAAAACCACCAGTAGAAATTAATTTGCAATAACTTACTGCTAAAAATACGGTGCATATAGTTAAACCTATTCTTTCAGTTATTTTAAGCGAAGTAGGATATATTTCAATACTACCATAAAATAACCACCAAATAGCAATGCCTATCGCACATAATAAAGGTGCTATTGACATAGCACTTGCAGACATATCTTTTACTTTTTCTTCAAAAGTGCGAGTATCTAATATATTATTATTTATTTGTGGTGTTGTTTCGTTTTCCATATTAACCTAAAATATCTCCAGCATTAACGTTTTCGTTATTTTCTTGTTTTGCTTGTTCGGTAATATTATCATCTTGTGCTTTTTCAATAGCAATTTTAATACGTTCCGCTTTTTTATCTGCGTTCTTACTTGCTATATCTAAACCATAAGCACCACACATACCAATTAAACCAAACCACATAATTGTTGATAAGTCTGTAATCATTTCACCCATCATTGTAAAGATGAAAGCAAATACAGCCCAACCAATTAATAATGTAATCATTGAATTTTCTAATTTCTTTTTACCTACTAAAAATATTGCTAACCCCATTACTGCTAATGCCATAACAAAAGAAATGGACATTTTTGTTCCACTATATTCAACAAAGTATTTATCGTAATTAACAATAGCAATTGTGATAAATGGTGTTGCAATAGACAAAAACTCGCTAAAGAAAAATCCAAGCGAGAGCCGTTTTTGCTTATTATATTGTTGTTTAGTTGTTAGTTGTTTCTTTGTTTTCATAATTATCAATTAACTCCTTAACGTTTTTGTTGTGTAGATTTTTGCTAACCTTGATAACTAATTGTTCTAATTCAGCAACCTTTTCATCTTTTTCTTTGATTGCTTTTTCGTATAATTCTTTAATTGCTTCAATTTCTTTTATTGTTTGTTCTTTACTTTTTTCAGCAATTTCTAAATATTCTTTTGATTGTTTATTAATTTCTTCAATTTGACCTTTTAAGAAATTGAGTGATTTTTTGCCAATGCTTGTTTTGCTTAATACTGTTAACACAAATACAATTAATGCTAAAACACTGCAACCAATAATAGGAACAGGTTGATTAAAAAAATTAGTTAACCATTCACTTACTTTATCAAACCACATAAATATTCTTCCTCAGTAATTTCACCACGATTTAATGCTAATTCAAGTTTAACATTATTTAATTGTTTATCAAGTTCAACAACGCGTTCATTTAACGCTAAAAACTTTGTTTCAAGTTCATTTAAAAAAGCATTTTTATGAACAGCAACAAATCTATTCTTTTTCCAAACGAGAACGTCGTTTTCTTTTGGCATTTTAGGTAATTCAACATCAATAATAACTTTATCCATTTTTATACCTCATATATTATATTATATAATAAATTACAACTTTTTTAAATAGTTTTTATTGCCAGGACAACATATTTATATTTGTATATAGTTTTCTATCACGAGTTCTTAATAAGTTTAAATATACTAAATTGTCAATATTTCCACTTGTTGTTGTATTTATAGCAAGTATTAAATTATCATTATTGTCTGTTATAGCGATAGATTTATGATTTAAACCTAAAATACCAAATGCTGATAATTTTGCCGTTTCTTGTCTTGAACTTGTTATTGTTATTTCTGAATCTGGACATAATGTTGAATTGTCTTTTAATGTTTCGTCGCCATATTTGTATTTTTCAGGACTTACATATATTTTATAATCACCGTCGTGTGTAATTGTTGAAATTAATTTATTTCTTTCTAAAAACTTACGACCTATAATAATGTCTGATGTATCACTGCAGAACTCAAATTGGAAATTGAATTGTGGTATTTCTCTATTATCTTTATGATTTATTAAATCTGATTCCATAGTTGGTGATAAAGAAACGACAGGACCTTTTTTGCCTGATACATATATTCCATAATTTTTTATAGGATTATTGTCTAAATCATTTAAATACCATAACGTTGTTGTTGGATAATAATCAGATATTTGTTTAATATGTAATAATAGATTTTGTTCAGCAGAACCTGTTGCAATTACAGTTCCATTTGTTAAAATACTTGTATCTCTATCCCAACAAGGTGAATAATTGTTATTCAATAAAGAAATTACCCACGAATCACGTTCGTTATTAGTTTGAGTATATACCGCTTTTGTTTGTGCTGTTCCACCAACAACCCACGAATATGTATTTACAGCAAATTCACTTGCTTTATTGTTTGTAAATTCACAATGAATTAATAAACTATTACCACTTATATATGAAGAAGTTTCTAATTGAATATAGTTGTTATCACTATTGTTGTTTTTAGTAACAAACGCGTATTTAATATAACTTAAATTATCATAATCAAAACTGTTTATTAATAATTCTGATAAATATCTATTATTGTCCCCATACCAAGAAGTGTTCATTTTTTCTTGGTCTTTAGCATTTTTCTTTTCATTAAAACTAAACTCACAATACCATTTGTCTAACAATTGTTTATTAAATGATTCGTTTTGTGAAGCAACCGACCACGTTCTTCTTCTCGCATTAATACCTGTAAAATAATTAATATTAACAAAGTTTTCACTTAAACTTATTTTAACATTAATAAAATTATCATAATATTGTAATTCACGATTAATAACAACGTAATTGTTTAAATAATCACCTAATTGTGGAATGTATTGTTTTTTAGAAATAGGAAAACGACCTGTTAATACTTTAACTCTATTTCCTAATCTATTACATTTTTGACTAAATAACAAACCTTGTAATTTAATATCAGAAAACGCTTCTGTTGGATTGTCTGTAATTATATTATCTTCGTTTGTTTCAGGCAAATATTTATTTGTTATCGCTCTTGTATTTGTATCTAACGCGTAATATTCTATTTCAAAAAATGTATAATTTCTTAAAAAAGCGGTATGATTAAAAGTCCAACCTTTTGATGTCGCAATTTCTTGTCCAATTTCTCTAATTATATTTTCAATTGCTGTTCTTTCGCTTAACCACCAACCTGTTGTTTGTGAGAATCCGTTAATGTTATTTGAACCTCTTGTAAAATATAATGCTTTTTTAGTATCGTCGTATCTTAATGAATCATATTCTTGTTTTTCGTATATTTTATCAATAATATCTTTTTTAAAATAAACGTTTTCAAACGCAGTAGCACCTGTATATAATTGCATCATTCCTGAAATAGTTAATGATTTAATATCATATATTGGTTTATTTGTTAATAATGTCATATTATTATCATTAATTAATACATCGCCTGTTGTTCTAAAACCTTTATATTCAAAAACACTTACATTATTATGTATTCCTGATGCTTTATTAGCGGTTATATTTGTATAATTATTATCTAAACCAGAAGCGTATTCCGTAGATTGTTGTGATTCGTTTATATAAGCCATTAAATCGCCGACATAATTCGTTTGGGTGTTATCGTTTAAATTAATAGGATTATTACGTTTATTAATATCAACAACGCCAATTCCTAAATATGGTTGCAATTTACATATACTATAACAAGCAGACATTACTTTATCTATCGCTTCTCTTAATGTTGGTTTTGACATTTGAAACTCAGGACAAGGTGTTGTTCTTAACAATTGCGAATTAGGCTCACCAACATAAGTATAAAGCATTCTTCTAAAATCTTTTTCGTTATTAATATTAAATAATCTTTTTGGAGAATAATCTATTAATAAACGTATAATTTCTTCCCAACAAGTTAATTGAGTTCCTGACGCTCTTTTTGTAATTGAAATATCAGGTAAAACAGTTCTTTCAAGTAGTTTTGTATAACTCATTAATGTAATAGTATAATCGTATAAAATATTATTATTTTGTGAATTATTAAAACTAACAATATTTTCTATAATATTGTCTATTAACATATATTTATCAGTGGTTGTTGAAGTCCAATCATCAGGATTAATATAATTTAAATCAGTAAAATTATCGTTTTTAATAACGACTTTATCAAATGGTTCAAAATTAGTTTTAGATATTGCGTGTAATACAACTGTCATTGAATCTAATTCTTCACTTAAATTATCAATAAAAACAATACCGTCTTTATAATTGAATTCTTCAGAACCACCGATTGCATTTTGACTATACCATATTAATTTATTACTCATAAGTTCCTCTACTTCCTGAACCTAAAGATTGTCCCATCATTTCTCTTGTAAATTGATTTTGATAATTACTTTTTGAAATTCCTGTTGCAAAACTAATATAACTTTGTGCTATTTGGTTTGCTGTTTGTATAGTAGCAGTTGTTACGCCAATTGCTGCTCCAGCAACTGCACCATATACACCACCACCAAAACCTGCACCCGTTAAAGCACCTGAAACACCAGCATTTATGATACCTTGTGCTTTTCCTAAAACGTCTAACGCTTTATTTATTTCTCTTTGTGCTATATAATTACCTGTTAAATTGCCGTAATTATTAATTGCGTAATTTATATTAGATTTAGTTAAAGACATAGCGGTATTAATAGCATAACTCATTGCCGCTTGTTCTGTGGCGTCAAATAATTTATTTTTAATTTTTTTTATTTGACCAGATAATGTTTTAGACGAAGATTCACCTGTTCCGTTTCCGCCTGACCCACCTTGTTTAATAACAATTTCAATTGTTCCATCTTTCATAATATTACCTTGTAAATGTTAATTGTAATGCTGGAGCATCAGTTGTGTTTGAATTTAAAACATAAGTTGTTAATACGAAATTAAGTGTTTTTGTAGCATTATATATTTCAAAAGTAAAATTAAATAAATAATTACCATTAATTTCTCCTAAACTAATAGCGTTTAATTTTTTACATAATTCACTATCTGTTTGTGGTAATGTTAACGTTAATGTTAAACCCGCTTCTTGTTTTAAAGATGTTGACAATTCTTGACCGCTTATTTTTGTGGTATTTAATACCGCGCTATAACCTAAACTTGTTGATAAAGCGTTAACTAATTCACTTTTTTGTGTTGAACCATCCATATAATTAAATGTTAGATTTTTAATATCTGAAACATTTTCCATTATGGTTAAATTGCCATAACAATATAAAGACGCTTTAAAACCATTTTCTACACCTAACATAGGTCTTAATGATACTACAGTATCATAATTTTGTTTTATTAATGTATTATTATCATAAAAAGAATTGTTGTTGTATTTTTTAGCAAACAAATCTAATATTTGCATTGCATTATTCATTGTTTGCATTTCACTATACACAATAATTTGTAATGGTTGTGTTAAAATATTTTGAAACACATAACTACCGGTTAATTTTTTGATAATAAATAATAATGTGTTTTTATCTTTAGGCATAACAAAACTACGTTCAGAACTTATTTTAATATCACAATCTTCTAAACCTAATTCGTTTCTACATTGAAATAATTTATTTAATAAATATTCTTCGTAATCAAATGCCATATTTACTCCTATTCAATTTCTAATTCACAATCAACTTTATCTCCAGCAACTATATGTGCGGCGTGTAATATACTATCTCTACGAACCCAACCTTTACTTTTGTTGCGATATTCAGTATAACCAGCATATTCAATTTCTTGTTTAGGCTTACCATATTTTTTAATACGTGCATCATTATAAGGAACAGTATCAATAATTATATGACATTCGGTTCCGTTATTTTCCATACGTATATGCGTTTTCATATTGCCTGTATCAACAGGTGAATTACTTAATAATAAACTATATACTAAATTACAATATTCTTCGTATGCTTGTTGTAAAGTTTTTTCCATATTACATAATATCCCCAATACCACGTAAACTAAACCATTGTTTATAATTATGTCGTGTGTCATATTGTGTTGTTCTAATATATACTTTTCTTTGTATATCTTCTACAATATAATATGCACCGTCAAACTCAATTACATCTTTTGTTTCAATGTTTACTCTATCTTGTGTTTCAATAGCAATATTGGTTTGTTTAATCATTACAATACCACCATCATCAAAATTACTTTCTCGTATTTCACTGCTTTCTTTAGCAAAAAATACTCCAGATGGTTTTTCGTTGTAAATTAACGCACTATAATCTAAATTATCTTTGTTAACTTTCCAATATCTACATCTTATATTATAATCTCGTCTTGTTACCATATTTTAAATGGTGAATAAACACCACTGCCTTTAATTTTTCTATTATATAAACCAGCCATTGTTAAATAATCAATAACTTTGCTACTTAATTCAATATCGCGTAAGTTTTTACGTTCTGCAATAATTCCTGCACTTGGGTCATAACCACTATCGTTAGCAATATCACCATTTTTAATTTTATAACGTGCTTGATTCAATAACGCTTTTTTATAACATTCTTTTTGATAATCACTCAATTCATTATACATTGTGTCAATACGTTTGAAACATTTGGTGTCTAAAAATACAGCAATATCATCTTCAACCACTGTTAAAAAACGTTCGGCTTTTTGACCGTCGTCTAAATCATCATTTGGTAAAACGAGGTCTAAATCTTCACCAAAATAATTTTTATAATCTTGTGGTGTAATGTATTTAGTCATTTTTTGCTATACTCCTTAATATACTAATATGTTTATATTCTTCCATCATAATTTCTTCAAGAATATGTTTGACTTCAGGATTATCAATTTGTTTTATAATTTTATTATAACCTGCGATGGCTTCTATTTCGTCATCTATAAGGAACTTAATTGCGTTGGTCATAGGTTATTTGCCACCTAATTTTTTATTTTCATAATTATATTTTTTATTATAATAATCTAATAATTCATTTTCAGACATATTGAATTTTGAAGCATTAGCAGATAAAACGGTTAATGCGATATCTTCGTCACCTGAGACTTTCATTAAATTATGTAATCTTTCTGTAAAATCACCCAACGTAAATTGTTTACCGTGAATATCAGCGGTTCTATTATCAATTTTTTCTTGTCGCGGTATTACTTTAAAACTACCATCAGGCATTTGTTGAAGTTTAACATTATTTTTCTTTTCATAATATTGAATATCTTCTTCAGGATAATTGTAATCGGTAATAATTTCTTCAGGTGCTAAATATTGTTCTTGTTGTTGTGGATTATCTCTATCAGCAACATCATTTTCATAATCGTCTTCAATATCGTAGTCAGAGAGATTGCTGTTATCGCTTATTGGTAAATCTTCATAATCAAAATCGCTATCTTTCATTAAATAATCTTCATTTAATTGATAACCTAAATAATCAGCAAATTCATCCAATTGTTGTTGAGAACCAACTAATATAACATCGCCTTTATCATTGAATGTTGTGCTTTCAGCAAAAGAACCTTTATTAACTAATCCAATTTCTTCAGCCTTTTTTAAATCAGAATCATTTAATTTCGGAAATGTATAATTCATTTGCTCACCAGCATCATCTTTACCTTTAATATCAGCAACATCGTTTTCATAATCTTCATCACTTGCGTATGTGTCCATATAGTCAAACATAGCAGTTTCGTTTGGTCTTGCTAACGCATAATCATCAGTTGCCATTTGATAACCTGTTTTTTCACTTAAAAAATTATTAGTTTCTTCTTTATACTTATCACCATATTCTTCAATCGCTTCATTTGCTCTTTCTTCTGTTGGTGTTAAATCTTTTTCGTAATCTGGTTGCATACCAAATTGTTGTAAATCGTTTTCTCCACCTTGATTTTGTTCAAATTGTGCTTTAAATTGCTCCCACATACCATTTTGGTATTGTCCTTCAACATCACCGTATTGTTGAACGAACGCTTGAGCAACTTTATCGCCTTTATTTGCTTTACTATAAACTATTTGTGGTAATCTCATATTAATTAAACCTCACTGTATATATTATATTATATAATATTTTAAAACAAAATAAAATAGTGAGTTTTTACGCCCACTATCTTATTTAATTTTTATTGTTAATTAAGCAACTGGTAATGTGTTGGTATAATCAACTGAAACTGCAACTACCTTGCCATCTAATGACGCTGCAATGTGGTTGTGTGAAGCATTTGGTGTAAATGCTGTTCCAATTGTAATCTCGCCACCGCTAATTGCTGCACCAACTACTGGAGCAGTGCCTGTTGTAACGAGATGTAATTTATCCCACATAATACCTGCTGGGTTAGTCATAACCGCTTTAACAACTGTCTTACCACTTGATGCTGTTGTATCTTTAACTGCCGCAACTTTAAGTCCTGCACCAATACCTGCTGCACTTGTTGTAGAAACACAACAATAAATACCAGCAACTTTGTTATCAGGAACGAAAATATCGTGGTAGTAAAGGTTAGTTAATAAATAACCAACATATCCGAGGTAAGCACCTTGTTCTGCTGAATCATAAACTTTAGCAAAATCAAGTTTCTTAACAACGATAGGTGCTTTTTTATCAACGACCATAAAGTTAATAACTTTTGCACCTGAACCTGGAGCATAACCGTTGTTGCCAATAGCGATTTCTGTATAGAACTCATCGCTTGGAACTTCAACGATTTCACGACCCATAAAGCGTTCAATTGTAAAGTTGACATCGCTCTTATAATCTGATTGTGATAAATAACGAACCAATTCAGTTGATGTTCTAATTTGTGCCATAACACTTGGGTTAACATAAATAACTTGGTCTGCTTCTGGAACTTTCATTTCAGCCATCCATTTGAATGCGTCTGTAAACTTACCAAGAATAGCATTTGCTAATGAAGATGCTGCAATTTCAACTCTGTTGCCAAATGTTTCGTTTGTATAACCAGCAAGTTTTGATAAACGATAAGCATCAAATTCAGGAACAACTTTAGTTCTAATAAATTCTTGTGCTAAATGTCCTAAAACTGTTTCGCCGTCATCTAATGTGTCAAGTTTGTCAAGTGGAATTTCACTATATCTTTCTTGTGAAAGTGTGAATGTTTCGTGTGCTGATTGTGCTGCACCACGAGCATTTGTATTGCCGTGACCGCCACGAGCATATTCTGTAAGACCAGTTGATGCTAATTTTGTAATTTTGACTGTTTTTGCATCTAAAAAGTCAAGTTTGATTTCAGAACCACCAATTAATCTATCGGTGACTGATTCTTTTGCAAAGACTTTGTCTACAACACGAGGCAATGTCTTTTCAATAAAAGCAAAATCGTTTGCCATAATCTTTTAAATCTCCTTATAATTAAATATTGCCGAAAACGCGAGCCATTTTTTCTTCTTCGTTTTCTTCTTGTTCAGGAAGTTCTTCGGCAGGTTGTTCAGCAATCATTGCTAAAGCCTTGTCGTAGTCTTCTTGAGTAATTTCGCCTTTTTCAAGCATTTCAGCGAGTGCCTTTGCTAATTCATCAGCATTCAAACCTTGCTCTTGAAGTCCAGCGACAATTTCTTCAATTGCCATAATAATTTCCTTTCATTAAATACCGAAAATACGTTTTTCTTTCATTTCGGCTGTTTCAATAGGTGAAGTGCTTTGAGGACTACCTATCTTTTTAAATGTTGTTTGTGGTTTTGCCACTGCTGGAGTTTGTTTTAACCATTCAGGGTGAGTTTTTAACATTTCTGCTAATACACCTGAATCAAATATTTGGCCTTTACCTTTAAAATAGGTTTTGATATCGTCATATCTTGCTGGGTCAATATTATTCTCCATAAATGCAACTTTTTCTGATAATTCAGAGTTTGTAGATTTAAGACCATCACGTTCAGTAACTAAATCATCATAGCCTTTGGTTTTTTCAAACAATGCGTCTAATTCGTTAATGTTTTTAACACCATATTTACCATACAATCCATTTTGATAACGGTCAAGTCGTGCCTTAAGAATACGAGTGACTTCATCTCTTGTGAATGTTCGGTCAGGTTTTGCTTGCATAGTTGCTTTTGCGTTTGCTTTTACCTGTTCAACTTTTTGTTCAGTTGTTGAATTAACTGTTGGTTGTTGAGTTGCAACCGTTTTTACCTCAGTTTCTTGCATTAAGAATTTTACCTCTTTCTTTTGAGTAATTGTAAATTAACACAAAAATATGTCAATTATATATTATATTATAACACACATTTTGTAAAAATAAAACAAAATAAAAAACGGGCCTTGTTTATTTGTCGCTTTATTCAACGATATCTATTTATACCGTCTAACCAAGCCCAAGTTATCTTGGCGTTATGGGTTTATTATATTATAATTGTTTTTGCCATTTACGAATTAATGTTTTATCCTTATCAATTAACGACCTTAAATAATCGTTTGGTCTTATTGCTAATAATTCGTTATGCAAACGTAATCTATCATTATACGCATTTATCATTTGTAATGCGTCTTTATTTTTACTGTTCATTGTTTGATTATCACTACGCAAACCTATTTTGCGATGCATATCATATTTATTTATTAAATCGTTAACACTATTATTTAAAACTTCGTTTAATGTTAATGATGTCATATAATGCCTACAATGTGGACGTGTCAATAACCATACAGGTTTATTAATTACCCATTGATACGTTTTAATTTTATGTTTATTAATAAAATCTTTTGCTTCAGGACATATTGATTGCCAATTAGCATCTACATATAATTTACCTTGATAATTTTTATGGTCTTTAGCACAATCATCGTGTGAACTACATAAATAAAATATTTTTTTATTTGCACGATTATTAATAATATCCTTATCAATAAACGCTTGTTTTTCTTCACCTATACGTTTACGTTCATCTTTATATATTTGAACACGTGTATAATCGTTTATGTGTGATTTTTCAAGCATTGTTATAAAAAACACACTCATTATTGGTATATCAATATTACTTTTACTCTTTTTTAATATTTTATTATATGTATTAATTGCTAATTGTGAAGCCTTTTTATTTACAGGCATATTTTTATTAAAATTAATAGCAAATAATTTATTTACACGTTTAATATATGATTGTTTGTCTAATAACGAACGATATATATCAGTAACGAGTTTATGTCTAAAATCGTCTAATTGATTATTCCTTGTTTCCTGATTCTTGTATATCTTCGCTATTGTCGTTCGTTGGTTCATTATCGTTGCCACCTAAATTATCCATACCGCCTGTATCGTTCATACCACCTAAATTAAACATATCTTGTGAATCGTGTTCTTCAATATATTTAATTTGTTCTTCTTTTTCTTCATTACTGATTTTATCACCATACAATAATTCAACAAACATTTTTGGTGACATATTGCCTTGACTACGAGCAGAACCTAATATTTGCAATTCTTGTTCAAACGACGGGTTAGCAAACTCGTTGTATTTAATACTAATATCGTAATCTTGAATTGTAATATTGTCGGTATCAATATATTCTTTTAACATTAATGATAACTCACAAATATCTTTAATGATTTTTGTTTCTTTATCAATAATATTGTTGCGAGTCATAATTGTAACTTTTTCTTTTTCTCTTTGAGCGTCAGCATTGTCTCTTTTAGCAATATCAATACCCATTGTTGCAGGTGATAATTGACCTGTTAAAATCATATCCATACAAGCCTTTGCCGCTTCAATGTATTGATTAAAATTAAGTTGTGGTTGACTTGTTTCAATATCTTTATTATTTGTTAAACCATCGCCGTTAGGAATACCTTGTTTAGCAACAAATTGTCTATCATAACGATTTGGTAAAATAGGCAAACCGTTTTTATCGTGTTCTAATACATCTGTATTATAATACTCAACAGGTGTTGATACTCTATTTGTTTGACTTAATTGTGAATAAATCTCATCAAGCATATCAAATAAATCAACTTTACCAGCAAATAATGATTTACCACGATTTTTATAAATAGGGTCAAAGAAAAATCTACAAGGAACAGCCAAAATACGATTTAATTGTGGTATAACAACAGGTTGTAAATCAGCAAGTTCTGGAATCTCGGTTAATTCAACTTGCGTTAATTCGTTATTTTTACCAAGTCTAAATAAATCATATTCAATAATACTATTGCCTTGACTTACACGACGAGTTTCAAGTTTAATATAATCTTTGCCTTTATCGTCTTTATAATAGTCTTTAAACACTACTCCAATAATACGACCGTATTTTTCAATATATTCAACATTTTCTGCTTCATAATATTGCCATATAGGATATTCGCTAAAATCTTTGTCTATAATAGGTTTCCAACAGCCGTCACCCTCAACAAGTGTTAAAGGCATTTGTTCTTGATTGTATTTATTTTCAAAATCGTTATATTCTAAAATATCGTGTAATAATTTATCGGTTTCTTTTGCTTTGCCTTCTGTATCTTTACTAATACCATTACCATTACCAACTTTAATAATAGGCATACCAATAGCGTTAACTAATGTATTAACAATAGCGCGAGGAATACCCGTATGAATACGTTTAATATTACATTCTTTAGAACTTAAACCCCAAAAGTAATTTCGTTCGTTTCTATTGTAAATAGGATTTTTAAAATATCCAAAAACTTCTTGGCCTGTATAATAGTTTAATAATTCACTTGCTTGTCCAACATACCAACATTTATTTTCCATTAAATTGGCTTCACGTATTGAGTCATCATCGTTAATATATGTTAATCGTTGTGCGTTTGGACTACTTGACAACGTTTCAATTTTTAAGAATCTTAATAATTTATTTCTAACCCATTCGGATAATGTCATATAAATACCTCGTTAGATACCTCGTTAAATACCTCATTATATATTTAATTATAATATATTTTACACAATTAATAAATAGTTATTTTAATCACACGCTATATATTAACGTTCTTTAAAATCTTTATAACGTTTAATGCGTGGTAATAATGGTATCCAACTATATTCACAACCATTTAATGTGTGGTCGTTACCATCAGCACGACAAAAACCGTCTTCATCTTTTTTAGCACTACGATATTCTCTTATAAGATTTTTGCAATCGCTTGTTATTAATCTATCACCCATAGCCATCATTAAATTATCAAAGTCAACACGGCTTTGTATTTTGTTTTTAGTGCTATTAATAAACTTAATATTATAAAGACCTTTTTCTTTCGCTTTTGCTCTTAATAAACCTTGAAAATCTCCAGGGTCAGCACTTTCAACATAAACAATAATTTGGCCTTTCATAAGTGTTATATGATTACGATATAAGTTGCACCATTCAATTATTTTATTTAACATATCGTCTGCAATTTCAGGTCCGTCTTTATGTTTCATTTGTCCTTCGTTTGTATAAAAGAACTCGTTAATTGTAACGTTTTTACTATAATCACTTGTTAATCCTGTTAATACCATTGTCATAGCACTACGATAATTTTCTTTAACAACTTTATTCTCGCCGTTAGTTCCACCAATATCAACACCTATTGTATAACAAGCGTAATCCATATCAATTGCTTGTTGTTGTGTAATAATGCAATTATCGTTAAAATGTGGATAAGTTGCATCGCCAATATGACCCCAACAACCTAAACCCTCAACCAAATAAATATCGTATGCTTTTTCTTTTAATTGTTGTAAGCCATATAATTTATCATCACTTAAATACGGATTACAATATGCAGATGATATATGTAATGCTAAACCTTTACCATCAGCGCCAAGTGTAAAATCAGGATATTCAGCAAATTGATAATGATTACGTTCTAATAATTCAACGTTGTCTGTTAAATAATCTTTAAAAAATACATCACATAACCAATGACCAATATCCCAAGCATTAAAACAAAATGTTATTTGTGCTTTTAAATCAGGTTCATAATTTGGAATACGTAAAGAACCATCAACAACACGGAACTCTTCGTATGATTTTAATTGTGATGCTTCTTCAAAATATATGTCAGTCCAATAACCAGTTTCAACAGATGTGCCTGTAATATTTTCAACGTCATTCATACCAGCAAATAAAATAACTTGTCCAGTATCTTTACGGATAATTTTATGTGGTGATACCTGGAACTTAAAAAGGTGGTCAATACCTAATCTACGTGCAATGCTTTTTAATATTGTATAGTTACTATTTGCATTATCTTTGTCGTTTTGTCGTATCATTACGATATTGCGACGAGTATCTGACAATATTTTAAATAAAGATTCTAAACCAATAAAATTGTATGTTTTACCAGTTTGACGAGCACCTTTTAATAATCTATAACGATGTTGACAATTAGTAAACCACACATCTTTAAAATCGTGTAAGTATAAATCAGTGTCGTTAATAGTTATCATAGTTTGCCAAAAATACGTTGTTCTTTTAAATCAATTTCTTCACCTTTATCCAAAGCAGATATAACTTCATTTTCGCTTGAATTGCTTTCTTTTATTTTTTCTGTATTTTTATCCATTATTAAAACTAAAGAAGGTGTTTCATTTGATTCAATACCAACTAATATTTTATCACTTGTTTCTAACGCTACATCATTTAGTTTTACATTTAAATTATGCTCTTTAATATATTGTTCAAAATTATTTAAATTATTCATTTTCAAAATAATCTCCTTTATTTAAAAATTCTTCGTCAAAATCTACATTGTCAATTCTTAAAAAATTAATTCTTTTTTTTGAACTATACGACATATATTTAAAAAAATCGTTTGGATTAAGTTTTGGATTTTGAGGATTTTCAAATATTACTTTTCCTTTATTATCAACACTTGCATAAAAAGCGTGACTGCCTAATCCACATTTCCACGGTATAGAAATATACCATCTTGAATTAGGAGTTTCTTTTAACCAATTTTTAGCAACATTAACTCCAATTTTGCTATTGTATCCAAAAGAATTATTAAGCAAATCGTCTTTGTGGTTTTTTAAATGATAATTAATTAAATAATTACGCATATCATATTCATTAACAGGTTTTTCTGGTTTAACGTGTTTAACAATACCTCTGTTTGCTAATTCTCTTGCGATAACACATTTTTGACAATTAACATTATAACCTGGTTTTTTGCCAAAATTAGGATTAATATTTTTTTTGTATTCTTCTATATTAATAGGTTCCAACTCATCCTCATAATTATCATCAACAGGATTTCCATTCTCATCAACTAAAATATGCTTATGATTTACAGTCACCCAATGTTCGCCATGTTTTAATTCATCCGCCATATATATTATTCCTTATTATTATATTTAACGTCTTTAACTTTGCCGCCCAATACAACAGTGACTTTTCCGTCATCACCTGCAGTAATTTCTTGTTTTGGCATATACTTTTGATTAACGCGTTCTAATATCCAAGCCTTACCTTGCCAACCTGGTCTTCCACTGCCGATGTCAATTAAAGCATCTTTTTCAAACTCAGCCTTGGCTTTTTTAATTGTATAAAAAAATAATGATTCTAAAGATTCAATTTCATTATTAAAATCTTCCTCACCTTTTTTGTTCCAGTTAGAGCAAGACATTGTTGTAATGCCTAATAAATCACAACAAGAAACTAAAGGTAATCCAACTCGTAGATTATCAGCCAATTCATTTATTAATTCTTCATTTAATTTACTCGGTCTTGCCATAATGTATATTATATTATAACATATTTGATACAAAAATAAATGGATATAAAATTATTAATGGTTTAATATATATAAATATATATTATTAATAGTTATTAATAGTTTATTAATAGTTTTACATTTTTTAATATATATATAATATATATTATTAATAGTTTAATAGTTTATGTATATAACTTTTAATAAAATAAAATATATATAAAAAAAGATACGTAATTTTATACGAACTATTCTATATATATATAATATATATAAACCAGTAATGAACTAAAACACCCAATTAACGGTTTAATATATATTATATATATTATTAATGGTTTAACGGTTTTTGGCGAAACTTTTTAATCGTCATAATTATGATTACAGACTGCCATATAAAGCATTTTTAACATCATCAACACTACGAGCAAGTATATATTTAAACCCTCGTTTTGTTACAATATCTTGGAATTCCTTTTGACAAGGTCGCTGTTTACCCGTTTTAGATTTAACCTCAATAAAATAAGCGTCGCCTTTATTACCTAACACTAATAAATCGCTAAAGCCCTCAGGTAAACCTGTGTTAAAAAACGTTCCGTCTGCAGTCATAACCTTACCGACATTGCATCTGAAAGCGAGATAACCATTTTGACCAAGCCACAATCTAATTTGATTTTGAATATAATGTTCTTCTGTCATAATAATAATTATTGTAAATAAACAACATAATAATAATTAAAAGGTATTTTATTTAAAGGAACGTTAACATATTCCTTATCAACACTATAAAACTTACATTGTTTAATATACACATTGCGTTTATATTTGTAAATAAAATGATTTTTAATTTGTTCGTATTCGTAATTGTTATCAGGCAACGCAACATTTTCGTATTTATTTAAACAATCATACACGTATTTAGGAAACTTTATCATCATTGTTATTACCTTTATTATAATTATGAGTATTATGATTATGAGTTAACTTATCAAACAATACTTTAACACCCATAGTTGTAAATGTGCATAATAATATAAATGGACTACCGACAGGACTCAGCCACCAAGCCCATACTGATGACCCGATACCAATTAATACACGACCTGCTTCAGTAGTATTCCACCCACAGAATAAAGCCGCTAAATAAAATCCCCACACACTACCACTATAAACGAGCAAAACAATAGCAAATATAATAGCAGTCCTCCAATCACGTATATTATAAAGCAACCACACCCAAGGAAATGCGATGAGATACCAAACCCAACCCCAAAAACGTTGCCATTTAGTTTGTTTAAATCGTATGTGTATTTTCCAAGCAGTTTGTTTTTTGTTATATTCGCGTTTTAACGCTTGATAATACGTCATAAATAGTTGCTCCTTATAAATGTGCTGTCATTGCTTTTTTAACGCCTGATAAGTATATTTTAGGTGTATCAGTTGCGTTTGGTTTCATTTCAAAAACTTCACCATAACCGCCATAATTTAACATAGATGATGTATTAACAAATAATTTGTCAACCATTGTAACACTCGTATTATTTAATTGTGTTCTATAATATGCTTGTTTCATAATCATAGGTAAGTGTGTATGGGAGTGAATATAAATATCAGTATCAACGATTGATGCCATATCTGCTAAACGAATTGCTTTAGCACCCTCCTTACGACCACCACCACGACCGTGAGTTACAAAAATACTATACATAATTTGGTCACGTCTGCCACCTGCACGTTTACGATGATGCACCATTTCGGTTCCCACCTTAACAAACAACACAGCGGATTCTCTTGCGTATCTATCTTCAATACCGAGTTCACGTGCTAATAATTCTGTAATGTCAATACCATCATATCGCCAAGTTCGTTCTTCGTGATTGCCGTTAGTCATACATAATATTTTATTAGCAATAGGTTTTAATAATTCACTTGCACGCTTTAATTGTTGCATAGGTGTTAATTGTTCACTAAACACATCACCAATACTATTACGTGTGCTATTATTAATTAAATCGCCGTTTAATATACAATAAGCGTTTGGTGTGTCTTTAATATAATTAATATAATCAGTGATAGTTTTTTCGTTACATAATGGGTCGCCTAAATGCAAATCTGCAAGTGGAACAATAATTGCTTGTTCGTGTTCGTAAGGTAAATTGATTTTAATTACTTTCATTTTTAATCTCCTTTATATAATTAATAACAAATTGTTTTTCTTCTTTTGTTAAATACTCAGCACATCCGTCAATATATATTTTATTGTCGGCATAATTAATATTAACATAACTTGTATCATCTTTGATAATTCTTTTTATGATTTCTAACATTTTTAAATCATCAAGTATTTGTCCTGCATATTTCCAACATTGAGAATCAGTAGATGTATTTTGTAATATTTTATTTAAACATTGTTCACTCGTCATTTTCTAACCACTCCCTAATTTTAAAAGCATTTTCAATATCTTTGATTTCTCCCCCGCTTAAAATAATTAATTCAGGATATTCACAAGGGGTAAAACTTTTGATAGATAAATACTTTTTTAATATTTCTAACACCTCTAAATCGTGTGCTATTTGTTCATATTCATTTTGGAATTGCCATCTTGCTTCTTGATATTCATTACAATGACTTCCTAATCTTTCTAACGCTTCTTTACTTGTCATAATTAGTTGCTCCATTTTTCTAATTTGTTATAAAGTTCATTGTTAGGATTATTATATAAGATTTCCTCAGTAGATTTTCCAAACATATTCTTTTCAAATACTTCAATATAGTTCTCAGCCGATTTTCTATTAACAGTATTATCTGCAATTCCTACCATAAAACTAAATTTATTTTTAAGTAGATATTTAATTATTTTTGGTGAAACATTATTAAATCTTCTTTTATTATAATCGCCATTTGAAGAAGTTATTTCTTTTACAACAACTGTATATTTATTATTCATTTTGCTCACTTTCTCCTTATTTATTTGTCATAATAACCACAAATAATAATTTTTAAATTGTTTCTAAATCATTATAAGTTGTTAAATCATCAACAAAATTCATAACTGAAACAATATCTTTTGAATCTGGAAACTTTAAGTCATCGCCAACCATTCCAAGTTGATTCATAATTTCATATAATCTTTTATTTTCCATAATAACTTGCCTATAATCCTAATCTCTTTTTTGTAATAAGTTTTTTATTATTCCACACATAATCAATAAATCTATCCCAATTTAACATAACCTGTGTATAAACATCCATTTTATAACCGCCACTATCATCAAAAATACCTGTTATAATTGTTTCGTATTCACAACGACTCCAATATTCGTGTTGTAGTGATAATCTAATATGTTCTGCAAACTTATTAAAATCGTCCTTATAATGTTTTTTAGCATATAATAAACCATCCCTTAAAAAAACCCAATTATAATCAAATAAATTAATAGGTTCTATTTTGTGTGTTTTGTGGCTATAATGAAATACATTCCACACTAATTTTTTTGTTTCAGGTTTATAATTTTCACGACCTACTTCATATTCATAATAAGCAAAACCTTCCATAATTATTTCTCCTTTATTGATATAATATAATCATACAATTTTCCAACAGTGCTAATATCAATGTTTTTGTCGTTTTCATCTGTAAAACAACCAGGTTTATAATCTTTGCCAAAGTTTAACTCCCACAACCAATATTCTAAAACATCATTGTTTTCATTTAATTCCATTGTTTCGTGTAATAATTTTACTACTAACGTTTCGTATTCAGTATAAATAAACGCATTAACATATTCTTCAGGACTACACAGTTCCAAAGCCTTTATTAATTTATGTTCGTGACTTCTTTTAGTTTTAATTAATTTAATTGTTTCTATAAAAGTTTTTTTACTTAACATTTTCTAACTCCTCTTTGGTTAATGCCCAAGTTTTTCCATAATCTTTTAATAAACAATAATTTTCATTAAATGTGTCATAATACATAAATGCCCAATATTTTCTGCAACTTCTACCATCGTCATCAATACTATATTTTTCAAGTTCAGTTATACCATTTAACTCAATAATTTTGTCGTTCCATTTTGTGTATATAGTATCAGCAATTTTTGCTTTATATAATGTAATCAAATCAATACCTAATTCTTCTTCTAAATCTTCTAATAATGTTAATTTGTTAATCATTCTTACTATATCAACAAAACCTGTTTGTTGTGTTATTGGTTGTCTTGTTAATCGTTTCATTATTTCATCCTCTCAATCCAAATAAACTTTGAATGACTGCCATAATCAATTGTGTGTAAATCATCCGAAAATAAAATTGTTCTTAAACAATATTTAATATTTGCTTTATAACATTCTTTTTCTTCTTCTGGTAATATTGATAAAAAATTAACTTCATCAATATTTTTTGCTTTTGTTTTTGTTTCTTTAATAACTTGGTCAATGTTTTCAACACTGCCAACATACCAAATAACTTTATATGTATGTAATTTTTTATTATGTAATTTATGATAATCTACACAAAATGTAACAAAATCAATAATTAATAATAATGCTGTTAAACAAACAAATACAATAACCAACCAATACATCCAAACAGGAACTACAATCATTTTTTAATCCTCCATATAATTTGTGTTATAACAAATAAGTTTTCAATAGCAACAAATACTGTCAATAAATATAATAACATTATTTTTCCATCCTATTAATAAAACTATTTAAACATCTACGACCTTTAACATCGTTAATCATTTTAATTGCAATTTTACCACAATAACGATTTCTATCATAAATGTTATATGTATTTATTATAAAATTGTCTTCAATATATTCTTTAGTTAAATCAAATCTCATTGTTATCGTCACAACCTTTCAAAAACATAATTAATAAGAAATTAGCAAATAAAAAACACGCTACTAATATTAATATTTTGCCTAACATAATATACCTGCTTTATATAATTCAATAATGGTGTCAACAGGTGCTAATTCATCAAAGAACGAGTGCATTTCAACTGCTATTTCGTTTCTTTCGCTGTCATAGTAGTATTTTTCTTCAGTGCTTTCATCATTTGTTGCATATATTTTAAGTTCCTTTGTATCCTTAAAAACTAACAAACTAATAGCACCTTTGTCATTGTAAAATAATACTTTTTCATAACAAGAACTGTTAACACTTTCAAAACCGAATTCTTTTAATCTGCTAAAATCTTTTACTTTCATTTTTTAAGTCCTCCAAAAATTATTGATATAGGTATTATAAACCAATAATAAATTAATATTAATATAAGCATTGTTTTAATTCCTTTAATATATAATTATAATCACGATGCATATAATAATGTTCATAATAAGCAATTTGTAATGCTAATAAATTATTGTGAGTTTTAATATATTCACAATATGCGTTATGTAATAGTTTAGTATATGTTTTCATAGTTAATCCTCAATTATACCCCAATTTTTATTTCCACCTACATAATTTTTCCATTCATTATCTGAGCACATTCTTTTATATTTATCTAATCCACGAACTGTAACAATTACACCGTCTTCTGTAAAATGATATTCTGTTTTATATGTATAAATATAATATTTTGTAGTAATATCAAAAACAATATTACTATTTTTTCTTTCTTGTGTATTACGAATAACGATACCGTCAATATTTTTTAAAAACTTTTCAACATTTTCGTATGCTTCAGTAGGTGTTTCGCCAAAACTACAACCAAATAATTCGTTTATCCATTTATCTTCGTGATATACAGTTGTTTTTAGCATAGCGTCTTGTTTACATAAACTATCAAGTGCTAATATCTCGCCATAAACATTTGTTCTAAATGGGTCTTTTTTAGTATCATCTTTAGCCCATTCTTTAATCATATCGTTTAATGTTTTGTCTAATTCTAAAAATCTTGATAATCTTTTATCAGGTGTAGAATCTTTTCATTGTAACCAGAACTTTTTAATATTCATATTTTTTCCTCCTAAATATGTTTACATATATAATATATAACATTTTTATAAAAAGTAAAATAGTTTTTTACAAATTATTTATTTTTCTTTTTCTACTCATAAAAATATGATACGCCCAACCTTGTGGATTTTTATAACCTTGCTTTTTAGCAAACGCTACCAATTCAGGCATTGTTTGTGCTTGTATTTTAGCATAATTATAATTACGCTTATTAATTGCTGTAATACGTTCTAATTCCGCTTGTTGTTCTTGTTCTATTTGTTTTTTAGTTTTACCATTATCACAACCACAATAAGGACATATACTATTATTGCCTTTATAAACTCTAAAACAGTGTTTACATTCACGAACTAATAAATCAGGTTCACGACTTGCATTACGTATTTTTGTATCTTTAATATCTAATGTATAATAACGAGGTTCAGTAGGTGTTCCGTGCGCATAACAATTACCTACAAAATCAATAATAATAGCACGTTTATTAACGTTCGGTGTTAAACATCTACAAGATTGTTGAATGTATAATGTTTCACTTTGTGTTGGTCGTAATAACATACAACATTCACATTCTGGTAATGTAATACCCTCACTTATTAAATTACAATTACATAATATTTTATATTTACCTTGCTTGAAATCATTTATTGCTTGTAATCGTGTTTTTAATGGCGTAGAAGCGTCAATATGTATTGCTGATATATTATTATCATTAAATAATTTACATACGCTTAAACTGTGTTTTACATTAACACAATATGCAATACTCTGTTTATTGTTTGCTAATTGTTTATAATACTTAATTATATCGCCATATATTTTACGGTCTAACATAACTTCACCTAATTGTTCATTATTAAAATCACTACCACTCATTGAAACATTATTTAAATTAATATTAAGTTTAGGTGCATATAAATCATAATTGCTTATACAACCATATTTAATTAATTCGTCTGCACTAATACCATTAATAATAACATCAGCAAGGTCTAAAGGTTTATTGTCAAGTCGTTTTGCAGTTGCTGTAAATAATATACGTTTGCAATTATAATAATTACATACTTTATGATAACTTTCAGCACCCGATATGTGTGCTTCATCAATAATTATTAAATCAACATTACCGTGTTCGCCTAAATGATTAACTTCAGTAAATACAGATTCAATACGACAATTACCTATTAATTGTTTGTGTTGTTCAATTAATAAATTACGATGTGCTAATATTAATACATTGCTACCTTTTTTACACGCATTATCAACAATTTCTTTCATAATGTATGATTTACCACTACGACAAGGTAATACAGCACATACACCTTTATTATATATTAATGCGTTACGTATTTTATTATATATATCTAATTGATAATCACGTAACATATTAAAATCTAAAATTATTTTTTTCTTCTTTACGAATATGATAAGACATAACTTTTGAAACAGATGTTTTGCCGTCCATAACACGATAAAATGAAGCGTCTTGCAATTTAACTTCTCTATCGTTATAAATGTTTTTTAAAACATATAAATAATGACCATTAGTTTGGCGTTCAGTTCTTACCAACTGCCAACGACCATCAATTAATTTGTCTACGTGTTTGCTTTTCATAGTTATTTCCTTTCAAGTAATGTATAACCTTTATTTATATAATAATATTGTAAATAGTTTATTAATATTCTTTTTTAATCCTATTGAACATAATGTGTAATACATATTAATTCTCCTTAAATATTTGTTTTATCAATATCAATTGTGTCATACATAACTTTACGTTTAATATCATCTGGTTGTAAACGTAATTTTACACCAACATAAACTTTACCTGTGCTATAAGTTAATCGTTTAAACTTTTTGCCCATATTACGACCAAATGCTGTTTGTGTTAATATATTTTCTTGATTATGTTTACACCATAATACAAAATCTTCAAACAATTCACTTGCTCTACTCCAATGTGTTTTTGCTGGACCAAACTCACAATTTTCATTTAACCAAGTTTGAACAATATCACTTTCTTCTTTATATTCTTTTGTTTCGTTTTTAACTTTATTAGGTTCAATTAAACCTTCTTGTTTATATAATTCAAAACCTTTTACTAACCAACCTGCAATTTGTGGTAATTCTTTAATTAATTTATCTCGCAAATCTTTATCAATAGTTGCTGTAAAATCTTTATATAATGGAATTAATTTAACTCTACGCCAAATACCTTTATCAATACCTTTGATTTTTGGTTTATAGTTTGATGCCATTAAAATCTTACCTATAACAGTTAATTCAAATGTATTACCATATAAAAAACGACCTGTCATTTTACCAACACCTGAAGTTAATTGTTTAACTAACGATTCGTTCATTCTATCGCCATCTTTAATTTCTTCCATAAAGATTGTGCGTTTGCCTTTTAAACGTGCGATTTCTTCACTACTTGTATTGCTATTTTTTGTATCAACTAATAATTCTGGTCGGCTTGTATTACCATAACCACCCATAATTTCGCTAATGATTTCTAACGCTAACGACTTGCCGTTATTACCGTCGCCATAGAATATCCACATACTTTGTTCTCTTGTGCTACCACTCATACAATAAGCCCACACCTTACGAACATAATTAATCATATCTTTATCGTTTTCAAATATTTCGTTTAAAAACTGAATCCAACGTGTTGGTTCGTTTTGTAAATCAATATCACAATTTAAACATTGTGACATCATATATTCTTTTTTATGTGGTAATACTTGTGCATTTTCTAAATCGTAAACCATATTGTTTGCACAAATTAAAAACTTATCATTATCAAATTGACTGTTTAATACAGGAATATCACCAATATGTTGACATTCTTCTAATAATGCTTTTTTACCACTATTATTCTGAATATGATTAATATTACTTGCAATTAATTTACGTGTTGCTTCATTGTCTTCATTGCGCATTTCTTTACGCATTTCGTTTGCTAATACATCAACATAATCTCTTATTTTACCAAATACATCATATTCCCAATATTTGCCATTCCAAATCATCCATTTTTCGTTTTCAACATTATAATGAATATCAAGACCAAAATTATCAGCAAAACGATGAGCGTTGCCTGTATCGTTTAAACCATAATTAATAGGTTGTGCAGGTAATTTAGGTTGTTGTGTTTGTATTGGTAAATTATTATTAATACTATGTGTTCCAACAAAATTAATTGCTTGATTAATAGTATTAGTTCCATATACACCATTCCATTTATTCTGATGTAATTGGTCTTTACTTGCAAAATATGGTGAACTCATAAATGTTTGCATTGTTTTATTAAAATCACCATTACAATAAAACGCTAATTTACACGCTAACGACATATCCAATTCACTTTCGTTTGAATGTGAACCTGGCGCATTATTATACCATAGCATATTTAAACGATTATCTCTGTCTAAAGCGTCGTTAATACTGATTGTAATATTATTATCAAAATTAAAACTTTCGCTTGGTAAAACAAGGTTTTCGCGTTTCATATATTTATCTAAAATCGGTTGTAAATTAATTGTGTTAATATCGTTATATTGACCAATTTTATTGCCTGTTAATGTAACGAACTTGTTTGTATTATCACTGATATATATTTCAAGACCACGTTTAGAGTTGTTGATATAATAAAAGTTTTTATCTAATTTTGTGTATGTTTTAAAAATAATTCTAATACCTGTTTTACTTGGACTATATTCAGTATAAGATTTACAAGTATTAATAATATCTTGCGCTAATTCATTAATGCCGTTTTCATCAACACAATGGTCAATATCAATAGCACTATAACCTTTAAATATACCTAAACCAGCACCACCTAATTGTTTGCCATTTATATCATAATTTAAATATTCGTCAAGATAACGACATAAAGTAGGATAAGAAACAAAAGTTGAAGCATCATTACTTCTTGCACCATAATTATTAATAACATTAAATGGTTTTTTAATAATATCGCCTTGGTCGTTTTTAACATATTTCCAAGCACAAAATAATGCTTCAAGTTTTAATTCTTCTGGAATATTTTTTAATTGTTCGTTTTCTTTCATAATGTTGACCTCGTTTTAATGGTTGTTAGTGTTTAAAACTTGCCATTACTCAAGAAACTTCACTAACGAGTTTTTTAGGAGGAAAACATGAGGACACGTGTGGAGTTGCACCACTGATGACTTGTTGTGTCCATATTATAGTGTTTTTTAGTTGGTTATCGCTTCCAAGAATTGATGTAAGCCAAACAGAAATATAAGAAGGAAAAACTATGAACTATGTAAAATAAAGGAGGACAAACTATTTCTCAACCACTTACATCTAAAACTGTGTTTGGTTTATCTATAAACGCTCATTGCGATTATATTAAAAAGGTAAATCATCATCGTTCAACATTACAGGTGCTTCAACAACTGTTTCAGGTTGAACTTCTAATTTTTTAATAGGTTTAATTTTAATACTGCCTTCACGCAATGCTTGTAATGAACGAATTTCGTCTGCTTTAACACTAACTCTAACTTGACCGTCCATTAAATATTCTTCTTCACGGAAACTAACGGCGGCAAACTTATTATTTAATGTTTTTTCGTTCCAGTCCCATTTATAACCTGGGTTTGATTTTTCAACTGCTGTAATAAATGCTTTAAAGAATGGTAATGCGTTTTGTTTATAAGAACGTGTAATTCTACCACGCATTGTTCCTGTTGCTGATTTTAATGTTTCAAAATAACCTTTAAACTCACCCTCGGCAATATCAAAATAAACATCTAAATATTCTTTATCAGGAACATCAATTACTTCAATAATTTTAATTGCGTATGCTCCTGCAGGTAATTGTTTAAACTCACCCGCTTCATTAACTAATTCAAAACCTTCAATTTGTTTCATATTATTATTATCTCCTTATTAAAATGCGTAATATTCACGTAATGTTTTATCAACTAATTTTAAGTCGTTATCAATTGTATCTGTTTCAAACATACCAAGTGGTGTTTTAACAGTGCTAACGCCGTCTTTGTCTTTTACTAAAAATCTATATTCACCATTATTTACTTGTGTCATAATAACATTTGTAAATAGACCCTCAACTGTTAATTGGCTATCTAACATTTTGCCTAATGTTTTTGCTTTAATATGACCGTCATCAGTTCGTTCTGTATGATGCAAGAAATATACAATATAATCTTGTGGTAGTTGTGTAATAACAAACGTAATTAAATCTTTAAAATGAACTGCTAAATCAATATTTTTGGTAAAACCTGTTTCTTTAGCCCTTGCAAAACTTTCAAAAGCCATTAAATATTGTGTATCATCTAAAACAAATGATTTAATTGTATTATCTTCGCTTTTACTCGCTTTTAATAATACTGCTTTAATTTTATCATAATCGCTTGTGTCAATTCTTTTTAAATTGTTTTTATTGCGAAATGATAATTCTTTTCCAGCAACATTAAGAATAAATACTTCATTGTTGTTGAAATTTCGTAGTGAAGCAGTTTTTCCTGAACCTGATTCACCCATAATTAATATTGGTAATCCCATATATTTTTCCTTTCTTTTTTAAATGTGATTAATATTATAATACTATTTTTTTACGATATTAATATTTTTTGTAATTTTTTTAACCAATTGTGATTTTCCAAATGTTCTTTTAGCAATTGCAAGTGCTACACCAACATAAACGTCAAAATCGTCTTCTTCATTACATTTTTGAACTACTACTGTATCATCTGCAAATATTACTGTAACAACTTTCTTTTCAATGTTTACTTGAACACTTTTAATATCTGGAACATCATACCATTTACATTGTGGTTTAGGTTTGTAGGTAAACATATCTAACCCACAAAAATCGTGCATCCATTCCTCAAATTCTTTTGTGGTCATTGCCATTGTTATTCTCCTTTCACTAAATCTGTAATGTCAATATATGCTTCAACGCCGTCCTTTAAACCAATATGTATTTTAACATAATCGTTTAATATTGCGTATTTGCTACCATAATCTAAATAATTAACAACTCTATCTGTTATTCTTTTTTCTTTTAATTCTTTAATTGTATATTTAATTAATTCTTCAATTGTCATTTTTTAACTCCTTATAATATTTGCAAAACTTATTACACAAACAATAATCATTACATTTTTTATCTTCACCTTTACGTAATTCTATATGATACCCATTAATACAATTTGCTTTTGCTTCATTTTCGTTTTCATATAATTTTGTTGCACGTTTTGACCCATCTTTAATTAACGCGTATTTATCTCCGTCGTTCCAACGTTCTAACATACTACAAGTTGGTAAATCGTTATCACAAACTTTTTCAAATAATATTAATTCATCAAACTTATCGTTTATAAACTTTTTAATGTAATCAATATCCATTTCACTAATTTCATATTCCCAAGTCCAAATTGGATGTTCTGGATAAAAATCATTTTTTAACATTGCTAAACGATAATCTTTATGTGACCAATCTTTCATTAAAATATGAAATCTTAATTTTTTAACATAATGACCTTTTTCTCTTAACATTAACGCATACATTAAACCTTGTTTTTTATAATCATCAAAATCTTTATTTAATACTTTATAAACAGAACTTGTTTTATGGTCTTCAACTGTCATTAATTCTTCATTATATAAATCACATATACCTGTTAATGTATAACCATCTCTAACAGGTAATTCTAATTTAATTTCAGCAAAACCTGTTTTATCAGCATCTTCTACAATTTTATGAACTGCACTACCAAATATTAACCATACCATATCGCTAATGTCTTGCTCAATTTCGTTATAATGTCTGCGATTTAATAATATTTCACAAACAGGCTTTAATAATGTTGTAACGCTATAATGTTTATCAACAGGTTTATGATTTTCATTAACCGCATCAACGTAAGCCTGTGGCAAATTATATTTATTTGTTATAATCATAAATAATACCTATTATAATTCTTTGCGGACTTGTTCAGGTGTTAAACATAATGTTTCACTTAATTTAGCAATAGTTTTATATGATAGATTTTTTTTACCTTGTTCTAAATGAATATATGTGACAGCACTTAAACCAAGTTTTTTAGCCATATCTTTTTGAGATAAATTATGTCTAATTCTATGTCTATATAATTGTTCTCTAATTTTCATTTTGCGTCCTTTCTTTAGTGTAAATATTATATTATATTTTTTAACTACTATTAATCTAAAATAAAACAAACTTTATATTTTTTACTATTAATCACAATAAACAATGTCTTTTTATTATAGAGTTTGCTTAAAATAGCATTTGCTGTATTTTGATTAGTTTTAACGAAATCTGCAAACTGTTTTGCATTTTCAAGAACAGTTATACAAGTTTCGTAAATATCATAAGTATAAATGCCAATTAAATATTTGTTGCGATATAAGTTCATAGTTAGTCCTCCGTATATGTATGTATAACTTATTTAATATATATAATTTTTAAATTAGGATGCTTTTCAAGTTTTTTTAAAGCGCGTTCATAACTCATATTTCTATAATACATAGGAATATTATTTTTGTAAGCGACGTTGTAATGTTGTTTCATAAGTGTTTTCCTCCGTCCATTTATTAAGGACAATATTATATTAATACATATTTTATAATTTGTAAACTATTTTTTAATAATTTTTTTATAAACCCTCAAATTCTTCTTGCATATCTTCAATAATGTTAATGTTTTCTGTATATGTTGTAACACTTATTGAATCAAAGAATGTTTCTAAATCTCGTTCTTTTAATAAATCAAGAAAGTATTTTTTATCACTACTATCTTTAAATACCACCCATTCATCCTTAATAGAACTTTTAAGTATTGCGATTATGTCTGATTTTGTCATTTTTTGTATCCCCTGACAATTATTATTATATATATAAAGATATATTTGTAAACATAATTAATAGTTTTAATGGTTTATTAATGGTTTATTAATGGTTTATATTTATATATATAAATATATTAATAGTTTAATAGTTTTTACATAACTTTTAATAATTTATAATTTATATAGAAAAAGTATGTAAAATTATATATAAACCGTTAAACCATAAATATTGTGTTTTAAACGTATGAAATATTAAAGTTAATAAAATATACACAAAAATAGTTTTCGTTTGTTTATGGACCGTTTACGAACGAAATAAAAGCATCCTATACAGGATGCCTATATTATAATTGTGTGAATTATTATTCTAATTCGTTAATTTGATTACGCAATGCTTGTCTTTGTGCTTTGATTGGCGCATATTCTTCTTCAGTAATCCAACCCTCAGCATATTTAATTGCTTGATAATCGGTTTTTGCTAATTCACGTTTAAGTTTAGATATTTGTGATGCTTTACGTAATTGTTCTTTACGTTCCGTGGTTAAGGTGTATTGAGTTTTTGCATCATATTCTGCTTTTGTAATTTCGGTCCAGCCTTCCCAAACTTCATAACCGTAAGTATAACAATTATCTTTTGTAAAATATTTTAATTTTTGTTCCATTTTAATTACCTCTTGTCATTAAACACCTTTTTATCATACATTCTTTTCATAGTGGACTCTTATAATTCCCATAGGTCAGTTAAAAATGAAACAATGCCATTATTAATCAAGATATATGG